GGATCGGCGGCGCGTTACTGACGCACATCGCCGGCGACGTGCGGCTCTATATCAGCAACTCGACAGGCACCGACTGGCAAGTATTGGACTTTGACCCCAACCTCACCGTATCGACGTCAACGTGGCACCACATTGCGATGGTGCGTGACGGCAACACGATCCGTACTTTTGTCGACGGATCCGCGGGCACGACGACCACCGTGAGTGCTGGCGCGATTGGGACAAGCGGCGACGTGAGCATTATGGCCGGCGCCGCAGACGGCACCCAAGAGGTCGACGGGTATTGCGACGAGTTCCGACTGACGGTCGGCGTCGCTCGGTACACGGCAGGTTTCACGCCACCAACGGCAGCGTTCCCAGACTCATGATCCTCGTCACCGGCGGCGCCGGCTTCATCGGCAGCCACGTCGTCGACCACCTGCTCGCGGCGGGCCACGATGTCGCCGTCCTCGACGACCTGTCGACCGGCAGCCGCGCCAGCGTGCCGCCAGGCGTTGCGGTGCACGTCGTCGACGTGCGGGATGCCGCCAACGTCGAGCGGGTCGTCCGAGAGGTGCGACCGACAGCCATCTGCCACCAGGCTGCGCAGATCAGCGTGAGTCGGTCGGTGCGAGACGTGGCATTCGACGCCGAGGTCAACGTCGTCGGGCTGATAAACGTCGTGTCGGCCGCCGTGCGGAATGACTGCCGGCGGATCGTGTTCGCGTCGTCCGGTGGCGTCGTCTACGGCAACGTTCGCGAGCCGGCCGTCGAGGAGGCCGTCCGGGATCCTGTCAGCCCGTACGGACTGGCCAAGCTCACGGCGGAGCGGTACCTAGCGTGGCACGCACACTGGTACCACATGCAGGCCGTGGCGCTGCGGTACGCAAACGTCTACGGCCCACGGCAGAATCCGCACGGCGAGGCCGGCGTCGTGGCGATCTTCTGCCGGGCGGCGATGGAGGGTCGGCCGTGCCAGATCCACGGCGTTGGCAGCCAGGTGCGGGACTACGTGCACGTGCGGGACGTGGCCGCCGCCAACGTGCTGGCGCTGACTGCAGAGCTGCCGTACGGGCGGCTGTTTCCGATCAACGTGGGCACCGGCGTTGGCACGAGCGTGGCCCAGCTCGAGCAGCTGGTGCGGGTCGAGGTCGAGGCCGTCACGGGCCGTGCCCTGCCGCTGCCGGTGCACGGCAAGCCCCGAGCCGGCGATCTGGGCAGCAGCCTGGTCGACGCAGCCTTCGCTGAGCACCTGCTGGGCTGGCAGCCGTCCGTCACCCTGGCCGCCGGCATCCGCGAGACGGTGCGGCACGCAGCCGTCCACGCGGCTGCCTGACCCCCTCTGCCGCCTGCCGGCCGCGGGTCACGATGGCGGCATGGTGGAGCACCTGGCCGGGCTGTTGCAGCACGCCTACTACTGCGACGAGATCGCCGCCGGCCGCCGCGCGGCCGAGCAGTTGCTGGCGGTGCCAGGCTTGGCGGTCGAGACCGAGCAGCTCGCCCGCAGCAACCGCGCGTGGTACACGCCGCTCCTGGCCGAGCTGGTGCCGGCTGTGCGGCACGTCAGGATCGCCGTGGAGGCTGTGCACGACGGGTGGTCGACGTTCAACCCGACGATCGCGCTCGTCGCCGGCGACCTGATCGGCATCGTGCGGTCGAGCAACTACCAGATCGTCGACCATCAGTACCGGATGCCCGAGGCGGACGGCGGCGTCATCCGCACCGAAAACATCCTCGTCAGGTTCAACCAGGACCTCGGCGTCGTCAGTCAGCGGCACATTGTCGCCCCGGAGTACCCGACGAGCGGTTACCCGGTGCACGGCCTCGAGGACTGCCGGCTGCGGCATACCGAAACCGGTCTGGGCGTGTCGGCGACGGTGCGCAACGCCGCGCCGTGGACCGACGGCCGCTGCCGGATCGCCACGGCGGACCTCGACATCCGCTCGGCGACCATGTCGCAGCTGCGGGTGCTCGACAGCGTCTCGACGCAGGAGCACGAGAAAAACTGGATGCCGTTCCTCGCGGCTCCAGGCGGCTGGCTCTACGGCTGCCACCACGACGGCCACCTGGTCACGGTCGACGGCAACCCAGAGCTGCCCGGCGGCTACGTGCTGTCGAGGCGCGGTGCGACGAGCCCGCTAGCCAAGCGGTTCCGCGGCGGGTCGCAGCTCGTGCCGTTCCGAGACGGTTGGCTCGGGTGCGTGCACGAGGTGTGCTACGTGGGCTCGCAACGTGTGTACGAGCATCGGTTCATCTGGCTCGACGCCGGCCTGCGGCTCGCGCGGGTCTCGCCTTGGTTCTCGTTCCGCGAGCTGCGGGTGATCGAGTTCGCCGCCGGCCTCGTCGTCAAGGGTGACCGCGTCGTCGTGTCCTACGGCGTGCACGACGCGGAGGCGTGGGTGTGCGAGCTGCCGGCCGCCGCCGTCTGGGAGGTGCTCGATGCCACCGAGTAGGGAGCAGGTGCTGGCAGCCTTGGTCGACGTCTGGCGGCCTGGCGACTGGTTTCGCCTGACGGACGAGGCCGCCGGCCACTACGTCAACAAGGCTGCCGTGTGTGCCGAATTCTCACCGGGCAGCGTGATCGAGATCGGCACCCGGGCGGGCTACTCGCTCGCGGCGTTCGCCGTGGCGGCACCGATGGCACGCTACCTGTGCATCGACGGCGGCCTCGACGACGACTCGCCCGAGTGCCTGCGGCACTGGCACGCCGTCCGAGCCCGCCGCGGCATCGATGCTCAGCTCGTCGTCGTGGACACGCAGCACGTCCGCGAGCTGCCGCGGGCGGACTTTGCCCACGTCGACGGCGACCATTCCTACCAGGGTGCCCTGCGGGACCTGCGTCTGGTGGCCGCGTGCCCGGTGATCTTGGCGGACGACTGCGACAACCCGCACGTGCGGCGGGCGGTGCTCGAGTTCCTAGACCAGGCCAAACGGCCGGCCAGGTGGATCGACGACGGCCTGCGGCAGTGTGCGGTGATCACCACATGAAAATCGGCATCTACGCGCTCGCCAAGAACGAGGAGTCCCACGCGATCGACTGGGCGGACTCGACCGACGGCGCCGACGTCGTGATCGTCACGGACACCGGGTCGACCGACTCAACCCCGCAGCGTCTGCGGTCCTGCGGCATCACGGTGATGACCGGCAACGTGATCCCGTGGCGGTGGGACGACGCCCACAACCTGTCGCTGTACCACCTGCCGGACGACGTGGACGTGTGCGTGCGGCTTGATCTCGACGAGCGGCTGCAGCCCGGGTGGCGGGAGGCGATCGAGCGGGCGTGGACCGGGAGCGTCAACAACCTGCGGTACCGATACGTCTGGTCGTGGAAGTCACCTGGCGTGCCCGGGCTTGTGTTCCTTTCGGACCGCGTCCACGCTCGCCGCGGCTTCCGCTGGTCGGCACCGACGCACGAGGGGCTCGTGTGCTGGTCGGGCGAGAAGGTGCAGGCCGTCGCGGACGGGTTGGAGATCTACCACTACCGGACGCCGGGCAAGCGGCATAAGACCGACCTCGAGCTGCTCGAGGTGGCCGTCCGCGAGGCGCCGCACGACGCCCGCGCTCACTGGTACCTCGCCCGTGAGCAGGAGTGGGTAGGGCACCCGGCCGCCGCGGCAACGTTCGCCCACTACCTCGGCCTCCCCGGCACGCCGACCGAGCGGTCGTACGCATACCGCGCCCTGTACCGGCTGACGCAGGACGAGCGGCACCTGCACCGGGCGGCCTACGAGGCGAAGGCGGAGCCCGACGCGTGGCAGCAGCTCGCGTGGGTGCATTACCAGCGGCAGGAGTGGGTCGAGTGCCTGACGTTTGCCGAGGCGGCCATGCAGGCCACCGGCGAGTCGACGCACGCCACCGATCCGGATGCCATGACACGAGCCTACGACCTGGCGGCCGTCGCTGCCTGGAATCTAGGCAAGCACCCACAAGCCCTGCAGTACGCCCGCGAGGCTGTGCGACGATGCCCGGACGACCCGCGGCTGGTCAAGAACGTGGAGCAGATCGAGGCCCATGAGCAGCACGCTGCGTGAGATTGCCGACGCTCTTGCCGACGGCCTAGACGCCGAGACGTTCACGTCGGTGGCGACGCAGCCGGCCGTCGAGCGCGTCAACTGGCCGGACTACACCATCGAGGAGATGGTCGACCCGGTGATCGCGGTCATGCCTGGCACGTTGACGATCGAGCGAGTCGACCGCACGCACCACCAGTACGACTACCAGGCGACCGTCTTCGTCGGCCGGCACACGCCGTCGGACGAGATGGCAGACGACATGCTGGACCTGGCCGAGGAGATCGCGGACGCGATCCGGGCACACACTTGGGATCAGGCGGTGACGTGGCCCAGCGGCGTGACCACGCCGGTCGAGGTCGCGATCGAAATCAACCCGGACGACGCGCTGCACGACCGCAACGTCTGGCGGGCTGTCATCACGGCCACCTACAGGACATTTCGCTGATGGCCGGACGCCGTGGCGGAAACCGCCGGCCAGTGTCGGCCGCGACCGCGAGCCAGCGGGCGATCACAACGCGGGTCAAGGGGCAGTTTTTCGACCGGTCCAAAATGCGCCGGCTGCTCGAGCGAGCCAACTACGAGGCGCTCAAGAAGGCCGGCATGGACATCCGCCAGGCGTCGAAAAAAGGCATCGGTCAAAACGCACCCAAGCGCACCAAGGCCGGGCAGCGCGAGGTGAAGGCCGGGGCAGTGATCGAGTTTATGAACGGGCTTTACCGGGACCTAACCATGATGGGAAGCGGCAAGCCGCGGCCAGCCGGCAAGCCGCCAAAGTCGTGGGCGCCAAAGCGCTGGCTCTACAACGACATCATGTACTACTGGGACGGGACGACACGCAGCGTCGTCATCGGCACCCTTCGCGCTGATTGGCTGGGTCGGCTGCACGAGTTTGGCGGATCCCTCACGCTGACGGCGTGGCGGATCGGCGTCGGAGCCGCCAGGCGTGCAAAGGATGCACGAGATGCCGGCAAGCCGATCCCGAGACGTGCCAGCGGCGACTACGACTATGGTGCGATCCTGTGGACGCACAAGGGATTCCGGGGCGCCAGCAACTGGGACAAGACCACGATCACGCGGTCGGTGCGCTATCCCAAGCGTCCGTTCATGCAGGGGGCTGCCGGCGTACAGAAGGTCGTGGCCCGCATTTTTACGCGGTTCCGCGACACGATTCGCGCGGCCTAACCGTCCACACCCCCTGCGGCAGCGGCGGCGGCTGGCCGTACCCTGCCAGTGACACCAGCAGGAGCCACACATGGCTGTACAGCTCGGCAAGGACGTCACGGTTTCGGGCTTGTCCAACGCCCGATCGATCACGGTGAACAACACCGCGAACGAGGTGGACGTCACCAAGTTCGGTGACACGTACCGCCGTTTCATTAAGGCCATGGTCGAGCAGACCATCGAGGTCGAGTGCGTTGACGACCCTGGCAAGGAGGTCGGCCAAACGTTCACGCTTACGGGCACGTCTACCGGAAATAGCGTCGAATTTGTCGTGACCAACGTGGCCCAGTCGCAGCCCATCGACGGAATCATCACGTTCACTGTCAGCGCCCAACGGGCTATGACTCAGACCTGACCGGAGACCACCATGGCGATCACCCTTGGCTTCAAAGCGGCCAGCGCTCCTCCGTTCGGCGCCAGCGTCATTTCGGCTACGTACACGGAGGAGGCCGAGGTCGTCGACGTCAGCAATCGCAGCAACGTCGGCACCGGTGCCGTCGGCTATCGTGCATTCTCGACTGGATTCAAGTCGCAGACCTGGGAGATTGAGTGCCACGACGCCACGGGCGTGATGGCGCAGCTCGAGACCAATAGCCCAACGAGCAGCTTCGTGGTCATGGGCGTGACCGAGAACGCGTCCATCGACGGCGCCGTGACGTACACGATCACCGCACGTCGGGGAGGCATCTGACTCGTGGCGATCACGCTCGGCAAGGACGCGACGCTGACCGTCGGCGGTGCCATCACGAGCGTGAGAAACGTCACGTGGAGCGGGAGTGCCCGCACGATCGAGGTGGAGGAGTTTGGCGTGCGGCAGCAGGCCGTCTACTCCACAGGCTATGCCGCCACGGTGTCGTTTGAGATTAACGACTCCTCGAATCTCGACATCACCAAGCTGACGCTCGGCACGCTTGTGGCCGTCAGCGGCGGCACCGGCGGATGGGTATTTGATGCCGTGGTGACCAGCATAACCGAAACTAACCCGCTCGACGGTGTCACGAGCTACTCAGTCGAGTGTGCGTTGACTAGATCTGGGCTCAGGGTTTAACCATGCGCGAGTTTAAGGACGACGAAGGGCGACCGTGGAGGGTCGTCATGACGGTCGGTGCAGCATCCAGGGTGAAAGACCTGGTGCGCATCGACCTCCAAGAGGACGAAGAGCAGCCGGACGGCTCCGTCCGCAAGGTCGACCGGTCGATTCCGTTTGACCTGATCGACGTCTCGACGATCGGACGCGCCCTCGAGGTCATCCGCTCACGCTACTCGACGATTGGCGAGGTGCTCTACGCGATCCTGTGCCGACAGGTCGACGAGCGCAAGCTGACGAAGGAAGAGTTTTTGGAGGCGCTTCGCGGTGACTCGCTTGAGGCGGCGCAGCGTGCACTCGAGGAGGAGCTGGTCGATTTTTTCCCCCTCCGCCTCCGCCGCATGATCAAGCAGCTCGTCGAACGCATGGACGAGCTGCAGGCCGAGCTGGCCAATCGGGCGGAGGCGCAGCTGCAACAGACGACGGTCGAGTCCCTGCTCGGACAATCTGGGACGCCATCTACGAGGCCGCAGGAATCGTCGGAGTCAACCCAGACGGATGGACCATCCGTGGACTCTTCGCCGCTCGCGACGCTCGTCTAGAGCAGGAGTGGTGGCGGGTCGCGTGGCTCATGAGTCAGCAGGCCAACCTGCATCGCAGCAAGGGACAAGCGCAAGCCAAACCGATCGAGTTCAACCCGTTCGCGAAAAAGGCGGCGCCGCGGCAGGCGACGCCAGACGAGATCCGCAAGCTGCTCGGGCCGAATTGGCATGAGGTGAAAACATGAGTGCCAACGCAGTCCGCCAGGGCAAGGTCTACGTCGAGATCGGGGCGGACCCGAAGCTGCTTTTCGCGGCGCTCGACTCGGTGAATAAGCGCATCGGCCAGCTTGGCTCGTCGATGATGTCCATCGGCAACCGGCTTATGGCCGCCGGCACAGCGATTGTCACGCCAATCGTCGGTGCAGGCGTTGCCTTCTCAGAGGTCGGTGACGCCGTCCAAAAGATGGCGCAGCGCACAGGCCTTTCAACGCAGGCAGTAGCTTCGCTCGGATTTGCTGCCGGTCAGTCTGGCACCGACGTGGGCACGCTCGAAAATGGCATCCGCACGATGCAGCGGGCGCTCGACGCTGCGACCCGTGGGAATGAATCTGCGGCCGCAAGCCTGCAACGCCTTGGCGTGGACATCGGCAAACTGCAGCGGATGTCTCCCGAGGATCAATTTCTGACGCTTGCGGACGCCGTGTCACGCATCGAGGACCCAGGGCAGAGAGCGGCAGCAGCTATCGGCGTGTTCGGAAAGGCCGGCGCCGGACTGATACCGATGCTCGCAGGAGGCGCTGCAGGTATACGAGACCTGATGGCACAGGCCGAGCGACTCGGCATTGTGATGGACCCCAACACTGCAGAAGCGGCTGCCCGCCTTAATGACAGCATTGGCGAGCTGCACACCGCCATGAAGGCCATCACGATGACCGTCGGCGCTGCGGTTGCGCCCGCGTTGTCTGGACTGGCGTCCGGTGTGGCACTTTTGATCGGCAGCGTGTCGAAGTACGTGTCCGAAAACAAAAAGATGGTCGAGCAGGCGTTGACTCTCGGCGTTGCACTGTTTGGCGTCGGCGCGGCACTTACAGCTGCAGGTCTTGCACTTCGAAACGTTAGCCTCGGACTTTCTGCTCTCGTGACGCCGCTCGTCTCGACCGTCAAGCTCGCCTACCAGCTCGCGGCGTCGTTCGTGTCCGCAGCCGCCGGTGCCGTGCTGTATGGCGTGAAAACGACCGTGGCGGCGGCGACCAGCCTAGCCGCCTGGGTGGCCGCCAACGCCCCGCTGGCGATCGCCGTAGGCCTACTGGGTGCCGTGGCTGGTGCTGCCATCTATGCGGCCGGCGGATTTGGCCAGATCGCGTCGGCTATCGGTGGAGCGTTCGTCGACGCCGGGTCCAATGCCATGGGCGTGCTGCGTGACTTGGGCGCTACCGCCACGGCTACGTTCGACGGCGTGTACCAAGAACTGGCCGCCGGCAACCTATCTGGTGCCATGGACATCCTGTGGCTCGGGCTGCAGGCTGGCTGGACGCGTGGCGTCGAGGCCCTCATGGGGCAGGTCGACCCGTGGGTAGCGTTTTTTCAGAACACGTTTACGTACCTGTCGACCGCTGTTTCCAACATATGGGAGTCGCTGTGGTCGGGGATTGTTCAAGGCACAAACTTGTGGAGTGCGACTCTTTACAGCGCTATCGACAACGTCATTAACGGGATTATGGCTGCTTTTGACGCTATGGAGTCAGCGGTACGCAAGTCATGGAACTACGTGCAGTCCTTCATACAGAAGGGCTACGACCTTGCAAAAGAAAACGCCAAGGTAAACGACGAGATGTCAGCACGGTCGGCTGCACGCGCACAAGCGAGGCCAGGCTATGAAAGCCGGATCCCGGCAGCGATGCAGGAAAACGAACGCACGGCTGCCGCGGCACAGGCCAATATCAACGCAAGGAACGCAGCCGCCGACGCGACCGCCCAAGGCCGGCTGGCCGCCAACGCGCAGCGAGCTGCCGACCGTCGCAGTGCCACGCAATCTGCAGAGGCCGCGCTGGCGGAGGCGTTGGCAGCGTCAGCCGAGCGTGCAGCCGAGCGAGCAGCCGGCGGCAACGAGCAACGCATCCGCGAAGGTGCCGGCGCCGCTGCTGCCGGCATGTCGCGAGGCGAGGTGGTCGGCACGTTCTCTGCTGCAGCGGCCAGCGGCCTCGGTTTCGCCAAGTCGCTGGCGCAGCAGCAGGTCGACCTGCTCGAGCGGATCGCGGACAACACGGACGAAGACCCGGCACTGGTGGGGACCTGACGCATGCCGACATACACATGGGTCGAGGACTCCGCGAGCCGGTCGGCGACGATCTACCGTCTCGGGCAGCGGTCGCAAAACACGTACAAGAAGTCGTGGAAGATTTTCGGCACGACCGACGACCGTGCCGTGCACGACGATGTCAACTTGACGCTGTGGACCAGCTATCTCTATTGGCAGTACCCTGGGCAGCCACTCAACAACCTCCAAGCAGAGAGCTACACGCTCGACTACCTCGGCGACCAGGCGTGGCAGCTGACGGTGAACTACGTCAGTCGTGGTGCGGACGACGACCAGCGACCAAATCCACTGCGTCGCTCAAGGTCGTTTGACACGTCAGGCGGCACCACACACATCACACAGCAGCCCAGTTACGGCGCCGGCGCGGCATTAGGCGGTCGGGCGACGGCGGCTGAAAAGAAGTACCCGCCAGACGCACCTAGCCAGGGCGGAGCCATCGGCGTCGACGGCACCAGTGTCCAAGGCGTGGACGTTGTCATCCCGGCTTTGCAGTGGACGGAAAGCTATGACGTTCCAGCGTTGTACGTCACCGACACGTATGTGAGGACAGTATCCGCGCTGACCGGAACGACCAACAACTCAACATTTCGATCTTTTGAGGCAGGCGAGGTGCTGTTTTTGGGCGGAACAGGATCGCAGGACTGGGATGAAGAACGTGGCAATAGCCCATGGTCTCTATCATTCAAGTTTGTGGCGTCGCCCAACGCCGACGGCAGCACGCTGCCGATGCTGACAGTTGGAAGCGTAACTGGCATAGAGAAAAAAGGGCACGAATACATGTGGGTAAGGTACGAAGACCAAGTGGCCAGCGACACGCTGTTGAAAGTCCCGAAGGCTGTCTACGTTAACCAGGTATACCCTTCGGCAGACTTTTCGCTGCTCGGTATTGGAGTGACGTAATGCCAAGCCGCCGTGACGGACGCATTGAGCCTGGCCAACCGCTCAAGACGTCTATATCCGCCAGGGCGTGGAACCGTGCACAGGATGCGGCAGATGTCGTATTTGGGCAGCGTCCTGGCTTCAACGCAGAGGCCGCCACCTATGGCGGTGCGCCCTACATTGCATTGCCCTGCAAAAACGTGAGCGGCCAGACAGTGCCACGCTGGGGCGTGTTGGCAATCACAGGATTGGAAGTCGCACCAGTTGGTGCCACGGGGCCGGCCACGTCGCAGTACGAGCGATCGCCCGTCCTTAGAGGCAGCACGCCGACAACGTCCACAAACGATGCCTTCGGTGTCGCTGTTGAGCCGATTGCCAACGACTCGATCGGCATGCTAGCCGTAGACGGGCTTGTGCAGGTAAAGCTCGAGGTCAGAAACACGGCGGACGCCACAGCAGGCCCAAAGGCGTCGACGAGCGAGCTGCAGAGCGGCGGCAACGGTGCCGCCATCATTTACAAGGAGTCTGGGACTGGTGCAAACAAGTGGGCATTGGTGCGGATCGGCGCAGGCCGTGGCAGTGTGCGACTAGGAACGGTTGGATCGACGTGGACGAAAGGCAATACGGCCACTGTGACACAGCAGAACGGCGACGGCACGGCGTTGTCGCCTTCCACAACGTTCACGGCCACCAACTATTTTGCCACGGTCACGGTGCCAAGTGCGCCGAGGCGGGTGGCCTGCGCTTTGATTGACAGTACATGGACGCTTATAGCAGCGGAGTGTGCCTGATGCTTGGAAGTCCTTGCAATCCATGTTGCGGCAACTGCCCTGTCGACGGCAAGGACAGAACGGACCCCACTAATGAAGGCACATGGGAACCGTCTGGTGAATGGCCCAGCGTCACTTGGTCATTCAGCGCGAACACTGGCAATGAAAGTGGCAACACGTGGTTTTTTTTTGGATCAGGAGCAACCAGCATCGCTGGTCGTTCGGCGACGCTTGCCGAGCAACAAGACTGGGGCAACCTGTGCAACTGGTACTCACACAGCACCGCATCGCCAATCTCAGCTACGCAACTTTCACTGACAAAACGAGCCACAAGGTTGCCTGACGAGAACGCCGTGATCTATGTGGTGACCCCCTTGGCCACAAACGGCACGCGCTCCGTTGCCTCTGCCTATTTTCTTTTGCCGGCAGGTCAGACTATCACTGAGGGCCTCATCACCGGCAGTGAACTAATTACCACATCGCCCGCACACGAAGCGGCCGGCGGTGCGGTCTTTTTGAACAGACACAACGACGGTACAGTGCGTGGTGGTGCCTTGTTTTCCGCGCAATCGTTGGGCGCTGGTCCAAGAAACGACGTCAGTGGCGAAGTATTTGGTGGTGCTGTGTTTCGTGGATCGGGAACGAGAAACCGAGGCACTGTAAACGGAAACGCAGAATTCGTAACAAGTGCCGTCAACAGCGGCCTGGTCAACGGAAACGCGGAATTCATTGCGTCAACCAACTCGGGCACCGTCGACGGGGATGCGACCTTTTCGGCGTCCCCCACTAACTTGTTTGACATCTCGCAAAACCAAGGCACGGTTAGTGGTTTTGCGACGTTCACGGATTCAAGCAACGTAGGCACTGCTGACGGCGGCGCATTGTTTTTGAACGGGTCAGGGCTGCTAATCAACGACATCGGCTCTAATGCGTTTGGCGGCATCGTCAACGGCGGCGCTACGTTCAACCTGTTTTCACGAAATGACGGAATAGTCAACGGCGGTGCAGAGTTCAACAACTCCTCAAGAAACTCAATGGGCGGAACAGTTAACGGTGGGGCTGTGCTGAACGACGGCGCGTGCTCGCTGCGGTTTCGCTTGCGGGATGACGGGATGCATTATGTGTATGTCCTGCATCCATCTGACTTGCCGACATGTAACGGAACGGCACTATCTGGCGAAGACTTTCCGCCTCAAAACGCTATAGGTTTTAATCCGTGCGGGTGCGGATAATGCTTGCAATCGGCGACGCAGTACAATCAGTTTTGACGCGTGCTGGCATCACGAGCGAGCGCGTAGAGAAATTGTTAAAAGTCAAAGACTGTGGCTGTGCTGGCCGCAGGGATAAGCTCAACAAGATCGGATACGCTGCCCAGCAACGTGTTGCGCGTTGGGCAATGCACAGAAAAAAGTGGTGGCTGCAATGGCGGCATCATCCGGCCGCGTGGAGGTTGTCGATGGCACGGCGACACATTGTCATGGCGGTGCGCGTGTTGATCTACGGACAATAGGCGATCCGTAGGCGTAGCCACACCCGGGGCTGGCCGCCGCCCATCTCAGGTAGGGTGATGGCATGGCGAGGCGACAGCGGACGATCGAGATCGCCGGTGCCAAGTGGCACATCGTTCGGGCGCGGCTGCGCAATCTCTACGGCCTGTGCGACTACGCCACGCGCACGATTCAGGTCGACTCCCGCCTGACAGGCACCGACTACCTCGACACGCTCCTCCACGAGCTGATCCACGCGCGCTGGCCGGATATCTCAGAAGAGTCGGTGTCGGAGTTTGCCGGCATGCTCACGACCGTCCTCGAGCAGGAGGGCTTCCGACGTGACGAGTGAGGACACGCCGTCGATCATCGACCAGGTGCTCGCCGTCGCAGCGAACAAAGGCCCCGGGTACGCGCCGTGGTACATGCGGCTGCCGGAGGCCGACCTGCGGCAGCTCGAGGAGCTGCGTGATCGGTGGCGTGTCGGCCAGGTACCAATGCACAAGCGGGCGCTCGCCAGGGCGATCGTCACGGTGTGCCAACAGCGTGGCCACGACATCTGCGGCATCCAAGGAGTCGAGGCGTGGATCGGACGACGAAGCCACTAGCCGACGCCGTCCTGGCCGAGGCGGCAGCCGACGTGCCGCAGGGCAAGGACGCCGAGCAGATCACGCAGCGCACCGACGGCGACACCGTCGAGGCCCGCAGCGTCTCGCGCACGATCCGCACGGTCGAGGACCTGCTATCGCACATCGAAGCCGACATGACCAAGTACGAGGTCGCGGCGTCCGAGGCCACGAAGTGGGAGGGCATGTCCGTCGACCGGGCGACCGGCCAGCCGGTGGTGACCGAGCTGTTTCGCGTCTTCGTGCGGCTCAAGCCTCGACCCGGCCCGGGCGTGCGCGAGGTCGTCGAGGCGATGATCGCGGCGGCCAGCCGAGACATCGTGCGGCCATCCCGGCCGAAGACCAAGTCGGTCAAGGGCCACCGCTGGGCGGTGCTCGTGATCGCCGACCCGCACGTGGGCAAATATGCGTGGGCTCGCACAACCGGACAGCAGGACTACGACGTCGGTATCGCGGCGACGTTCATCCGTGAGGCGTCGCAGGAGCTGCTGTCGACCGCGGCATCCATGCGGCCGAGCAGGCTGACCGTGGCGACGCTCGGCGACGTGTACCACTACGACACGCCGAGCGGCACCACGACGAGCGGCACGCCGCTCGAGCGGGACGGGCGGCTGCAGAAAATGATCCAAGTCGGCACCGACGAGCTGCTGCAGGTGGTCGACACGGCCGGCGACATCGCCCCGACCGACACGCTCACGGTGCACGGCAACCACGACGAGACGCTGACCTATGCGTGGCTGCGGATCCTGCAGGAGCGGTTTCGCAAGGACCGCCGGGTGCGCGTCGAGGACACGTTCACGCCGCGAAAGTACCTGCACCACGCCGGCAACCTGCTCGGTTTCTGCCACGGTCACCGGGCCAAAAAGCGTTTGCCGCAGCTCATGGCGCTTGAGGCGGCGGAACTGTGGAGCCAGTGCCCCTACCGGGAGATCCACACCGGGCACTACCACCAGCAATCCGCCGAGTGGAGTCGGCCGATCGAGACGATCGACGGCGTGCTCGTGCGGGTGGCCCCTGCCCTGTGTCCGCCGGACGAGTGGCATGCACAGCAG